ATGGCAGTGCATTTAACAATGACTAAAGAATTTGAAGATGAGGAAATAGTTGTTTATCAATACTATCCTTCTGAATCCCCTGATAAGGTAGGAAAAATGTATTTTAATAAAACGGAAAGAATGTTTTATGATTTAGAGCAAGCTCCAGTGGACACAGAAACAATGAGGAAATATTATTTCGATTGTGCATGCACTAGAATTTTACGCTGCATTAAAAAGAAAGAAGAATTTCCAGATAGCATGGCATATGAAGCATAATTAAACAATCCTAAAAAAAGCCGTCTCCACTAAAGGAAACGGCTTTTATCCTTACTTCACATCATTTACAGTAACATAGTATGTTTTACCCTTACTATTGTGCACTTTGTACTGCGGTGATTCATTGACAAAAAAGGACCCCAATTAAGGACAGCCTTTGTTTTTTACCAAACTATTCTTTTGTTCTATTTCACTTCATACCACCAATCTTCGCGATCACGGTCAAGCCAGTCTGTCATACCTTTCAATTGAGAATCTGATGTTGGTTCGGAAATGAAATATGTTAATCCGTCAGGTTTTAAGATAAAGTTAGCTGTCATTTTTAGAGACGTTAATGCTCCCATAACATCAGGAACGTGCTCTCCTCCAAAAGCTCCTGATTGGATTATATTTTGTTTAGTTGCTTGTGCTTGTTCCTGTGCTACTCCAGTAAACCAAGAAAGTGATTTATTACCTATAAGTGAATTAATGTCACATTTACCAATGCCAGGTACATTTCCTGTTTCAGTGTATTGCCAAATATCACATGGATATGCTGGCTTATTACCACCATAACGAGGAATCCATACAAAGTCACATTTTACATTTGCCATACCGAAAGGCGCATACATATGATGGCCGACATATAAGCCAACTTTTCCTGCACCTAGTCGGCGTAATTCATCGATAAACGCTTGTGTACCGGCTCTCATATCATCCATTGTTTTCACTTCTACATCTGCAACCCAGAATAATGCATCTTTATCACCGCGGTTCCAGAAGTCCCTTGCTTCAACTCTTGCATCATTTTCAGAAACGAAACGACAAAACGCATAGTTACCAAATGGAATATTTCTCGCTTTCATTGCTTGTACATAATTTTTATATAGAGGGTCTACATAATTTGAACCATCTTGCACACGTGCAATTACGAAATCTAATTGTGGTGCTGCTACATCCCAGTTAATATCGCCATTCCATTTCGAAATATCTATAATATGTTTTGTCATTGCTCAACATCCCCTTTTTTAATTAGCATTTTAATTTCTTCAACAGTTTCAAGTGATTTCGCTTGGCTCTTAATAATTTCTTGGTTTTCTTTAATGACTTCTTGGTTCTGTTTAATCGACTCTCTATAGCCTTCTTCTCGCTTCTCACCACGGTGAATCTCTTCTTTATACCCTTCTTCTCGCTTTTCGGATTGTTTCAAGAAATACTGTAGTAACCAGAAGAATGCGATACCGAAAATACCGATATTTACTACATTCTTCAAAATCATATCCTCCATCGTTCTCATCCCCTTTAAAATAAAAAGAGCAGCCGTAGCCACCCGTTTGTTTTAAATATTAAGCCTCCATACTCAACCAAAACTCATCTTGATAATTGATACGTTTACCCACAAGCCTTATATCTACCGTTTTATTACCTTGTAAAAAGATAGAGTTTTTTCTTTTCTCAACATCTACTGGATAAGAAGGGAATACAGCATATTCTCCTCCTACAGCTTTAAGGAATTGCTCATTAAGTATTACTTCAGTACCTTTTTCAGTTACAATCTGATCGAAGATAACATATTCAATTAAAACTTGTGGACTGTCAATCGGTGACATACCAAGATTTTCACCGTCAATTTCAATAGATCCACCGCTTTTAGAACCGTCTGGCTTGAAGGAATGTTTCAAACTTCCATTCGCGAATATATTAACTGAACCATCTTGACGAACCAGAATTCGATTAGCTTTACTGAATTCTACACCAACCGCATCGCTATAACTTTGTATCCGCTTATCACCACTTCCCACTATATATGTACCACTTTGCACCGAATCACCTTTTAGCAATCGTGACCAGAATCCCTCTTTGTCAAAGTAACCCATTGCTTTCGGAGTACCATCTGATTGGTTATAACTAAATTGATACTTTGCATCTGAACCGTTACGCCCGTAGTAATTTCTTACGCTATAACCATTATCAGACTCATAAATTGAACATGATTGATTCCTTGCCTTGTCGCTTTCCCATATCTTCGTTGACGCAAAAACTCCCATCCACGGATTATCTGAGTATGGACCAGCAACAAACGTGTAATAAGAACCGTTATAACTATAAGTACGAAAAGCCGCTCTAACAATACCATCTACAGTGTGGCCAATATTAAAGTAGCCTTCATTTTTATCTAAAACTAAACGTAGTCCCGGAATATCTGTACCCATAATTTTACCAGGACCAAAATTCCCAATTTTCGTGCCATTTGGATGATAAAAGTCTAATTGATACTGCCCAAAACTCATAGTCAACTTATCTCCGACGTATGACCAAATAGATCCATCTGCAATGTCTATTCGCTTATTTCCTCCAGCTGTAATTGTTCCTGCAAGAATATGTTCTGCAAGAATGCCTCGTCCAGTAATTGCGTTTCGGAAAGTCGTGCCACCGTCTTGTGAAATACCAAGTCCAGCAGAATTCAAAATTACAACATAGTTTGGATTGTTCTTATCCTTCGCAATCAATCCGTGCTCTGTGATGTCAATTTCTGATGTCACGCCAAGTATCATCTTTGTTACGTTCGATACCTCTGCCGCTAATGCATTCAAAGGTAGCTTCTCGCGCCCCTCCATCAAATCACCGATTGTTTTTGCAGCAGCATTTAAATTGGATTGATGTCTTTTGGTAATATCCTGACTACCAAAAGTTAATTTTACGTCTAAAATATTACCTCGCCAGTCTCGTAATACTTTCCGATCAACCACACGAACCTCTGCATCAAGTCCGATTCGTTCATCAATTAAAAATACCCTATCACCAACGGAACTTTGGGCAATTGGGTATTTTTGTTTCGTTAAATCATGGATGTTTGCTGTAACGCTAATTTTTAAACTTTCATTTACAATTGTTTTTAAGTTTTCATCCATTGTGGATGCTAATTTAATTTTACCGTTTTTAAGTGGAGGAGCGTGCCTAATGCCGATTCCAGGTATTTTCGCAAGTGGTGATGTATATTCGCGTTTTAGCTTTGCATCTTTCCAATCTCCATCCTCTTTATCACCACCATAATCACCATATCCTTTAATATACGTCCACAAGCTTGAAGCATCTACCTCTTGAACGATATTAGAAGCATTAAGTCTATGCCTGTACATTACATTTAAATCAGCACCAATTTGTTTCTCAAGATACACGATATTACCTAGTACTTTAAATTCTGCGCCATACCGATTGATTGCGTCTTTGAACATATCTAACCGAGCGGCACCGCCACCAAAACTTTGCCACTCTTTCGCAGTAAAGTCTCCACTTAACTGATAAAAATAACTGCTATTTGCAAATATAATATCAAACGCTGCCTTTGCGGTAAGAGATTTATTATATTCTTCATAAACTCTATCTTTATCGAAATCATCATAAAAGCGAGGGATTGCTTTTATCTCTGCTGACAATCGCTCTCCCTCGCCCTGTTTCTTAAAATATATTATTTTATATGAAGTCTCATTGTCGTCTACCAAATCCCACATTTCTGATAGATTACTAAGAAACCGAAGGTTAGGCTTGTTCGGTTGAATTTTTGCCGAAAGCACATTATTTCCATTCAATTCTTCCTCAATGAGATAGGTTATTTGTGTCACATATTCATTTCCTACTAAGTCACGTACATACATATGCAGCACCTTCTTTCATAAAACACAAAATTAAGCATTATAAAATTCTAAAGCCCTCTGATCAATCCCCATTAAATTATCTGTGTCGCGCCCAGTAGACAAACCAATTGTCCATTTTTGAACAACCTCATCTTTCACATACATACCGTAATAAATGTGAATAGATTCATCTTTGAATAGCAATGCACCGCGGTATACTCCATGTCCGTCATAGTCCCAATCATTGCCTGTGTAAGTAATAACTTTTTTACCTTTAGACCAATTCACTCCATCATGTGAAGTGTAAAAAAATAATTCTCCACCCTTACCTTTATTATTCAATTTATCGCAGTTCAATAAATAATAAACATCACCATATTTTTGAACATTTCCATGCCATGAATGAATATAGTCACCACCAGCGTTTATAAGAGTAGGATTGCTCCAATTTTTGCCGTTGCCACTTTCCATTACATAGATGAAATAATCCCTCATCATCCACATTCTGTATTTACCATTTTCATAAATTACAGATGGTGCAATGTATTGTAAGATGTTTGCAGCCCCTCTGCTTTCTAACATCGTTTCAGGTGTGCTCCAGCTTGATCCATCTGATGATGTCACTCGTTTCAATGTTTCAACTGAAGAATTTTCAGTCACTGCTCTATACCAAATTTCTAATTTATTCGTTGAAGAATTAAATAGAATATGACTGTCAGAGTTATACCCACCGACTGGTGCATTATCAAGAGGGTTCGTTACGCCAGCAGGAACAATCCATTTAACGCCATCATTACTTGCGACAACACAAGGGTTCTCTGTACTTAATCTAGCACCTACATATGGTGTGAATGCCATCCAATATTTATAACCATTCCATTCTGTATCGAATTGAGCGATGGATGGATGCGTTGCTTGATGCAATCTACCTTCCCACTCTGTACCGTCATCATAAGGTGTTGGTAGCTTTAAAAACACTTTACTGTTTGCAAGCCTCAGATTTTTACTCTGTTCTAACTCATCCAGCCTTGGAATAATCAATCTTTTTTCATCAATAATGCTAGTATCGGTTTCACCACTTATATACTTCCAAGATGCAATATCTACATCATTTGTATTAAATGAAAATGATACCCACCTCACTTCAGGCTTTGTCACCTTTATATCTGCTGGAGCGTTTTGAACATTGATTCCGTACACGTACTTGAAATTTTCGTCAAAGAACGCTACATGTCCAGCTACGTTTTTTCTGTATGTACTACCTGGATAAACTGGTATAAAATCCGAACAAGATACAACGTTTATAAGTACCAATTCACCAGTACTATAACGGTAATACCGACCAACTTTAGCTGCATTGGGATTATATAACTCTGTTCCGGATGGAATATTAACAATACTTTTAGGTGCATCTATTTTCGACCAAGGCCCCCACGGATTATTTCCATATGCAGAGCGAATAAACGTCCCTAAAACTTCATATGTAGCTGGTGACGTTCTAATAATGTTTATGCGTTGGATTGTAGCATTTTTATCTTTAATTGTTTCCACCATAATCCGAAGACCACCTGAATATGTTTGACCTAATGAACCTATCCACTGTAATCCCGATTCTGTATCTTGTGTATCATAAAAGATACTAACCCCTATTCCATATTCTGAACTAAGAGCATCCGGGCCCTTAGGAGTAGTTGTATTTATATCTGCACTTGTTATTTTTCTCTCATATAACTCTGTAAAATTATCGTTCATATCGTTCCTTGATTTAGCACTCCACAAACTTCCTACTTCTTTTTTTGCCACAATAAACATCCCCCATTACTACTTATAGTAAAACCTAAAATCTAAATATATTATAGCAGATTCACTGTAAAAAATTTCAAGGGTATTCCACCCCGGAGATAGTTCAATGAAATCTTTTCTTGTATTTCGTAAAAACTCAAGTCCATTTCTTGTTACGTTTGGACCATCATAAATAACAACATCGGTACTAGAAAGAGGTACATTAATCCTTGCCTTACTAAGATTTGTAAGATTTGTGATTTGAAACTTTTCAACACTTCCTTTGACATTACTGATTGTCATTTTTAAATCTTGCTGAAACGGATGCACAGGAACATTACCAGGGTTAAAGATACGGAACTTTTTCCCAACACCAGCATTGTGTTGATATATTAGTGATTCATCATCTGCAATAAGCCCCATACCAAACCCCCAAAGGTTACTCTCTGCATTTATCCCGTCACGCTGAATATTTGCTGAGGTACCAATTGATTCTGCGAAAGGGAGTTCATAACTGCCAACTCTCACAAATACCTCATAAATTATGCCCATTCCCTCTTTTTCTTCGGGCATATATTTTCCTATGACTTGTACCCTATGTCGTTTACCACCTTGCCTATCTGAAACAACGTAAAAAAATGCACTTCGCTCCAAGAGTGCATATAATTCATCCCTTATTAACTCAGCGTCTATTAAATCGTATGCTCGTATAAAAAATTCAAGTTGCATATCACAATCAGCATAGTTATAACCTTGATTTATTACACCAGCCACATTTTCAAATGTTGAGGTATTAATATTTTTTTCAATGGAACTTCTCGAAAATTTAATAGGGATTATACCTTGAGGTAGATTAATCAACTTCATGTTTTTATCATAGATTTTAAACACCTTATCACCTCCTAAAAAACCCTTGTACTTGCATCAACGGCGTTGTATTCATTCACAGAATCTGCAATGTCTTTGCTATTAAGAAATACCTGTACATTGATATTACGATCACTTCCGCCCATGGTATCAGCGATACCTTTGCCTATTGCACCAAGTGTTTTCTCGTTTAAAGGTAAAACGCCCTCCGGCCCAGCTTCACCTGCACCTTGATAACGACCATTATTCATTCCAAAGATAGTTGGTCTAGTGAAGATACCACCCTTCGCACGCCATTTCACATCAAAGCCAGTTGGATACTTAATTTCTTTACCCATAATTGTCTTTGTATCAGTTGTTAAACTAAAGTGTGGAAGCTTAGGCATTTCAGGTTTAGGGATTTTTAACTTCAAATTATCAAAGAATCCTTTGATTTGATCAATAAATCCTTTGACCTTATCAACTGCTTCTTTTATCGGATCAATGATAAATCGCTTTGCTGCTTCAAATTTTTCTTTTGCAGCATTCTTTACAGCATCGAATTTATCTTTCGCTGAATTATATAAATCAGTAAATTTTTGTTTTGCTGAATTGTAAGCTTCAGTAACTGGATCAATCACATATTTTTTCACTAAATTCCATGCTGCTAACGTCATAGATTTCAGTGACTCCCATTTTTGAAGTATCCAATTTACTAGATCACCAAGCTTTTCTTTACACCAGTTATACGCTTCTTGAATCGGTTGTATAATATATTGTTTGCATAAAGCCCAGGCAATTTGTGTTGCTAACTTCGCCATTTCCCACTGTTTAGCAAGCCATGAAACTAACTCACTAATTTTAGTATTCATCCAGTTATACATTTCTTGAATCGGCTGAACTATATATTGTTTTAATAATCCCCAGCCAATTTGAGCGGCTGCTGTTGCAATTTCCCACTGCGTACCAAGCCATGAAACTAAATCGCCAATCTGCTGACTTACCCAATTATATGCTTCTTGAATTGGTTGAATAATATATTGAGATATTGCCGCCCAAGCAATTTGCGCACCAGCCTGTATTAATAACCATCCTGCTTCTAAAACGGTAGAAATTAATGAAATAATTGGATCTAACAATGTAAGTATGGAATTCCAAGTTTCTTCCCAACTTTGTTTCAGTTGAGAAAAGAATTGTGATGCATTCTCAACAAGTGAAGACCACCATGAAGATGCAGTTTCTACTAAGGAAGATAACCACTCTGATGTACCCTCCACAAGCGATGACCACCATCCTGTCACTGATTCAACAAGGGAAGATAGCCATTCTGATGCATCATCTACAATTCTAGACCATAGACCTACAAAAAACTCAATCAATGGATCTAGGTAACTATGAGCTGTGTCTAAAAAGGAAGACCAAGCATTTGAAAAATAATCAACTGTGGAAGACCAGGCATCTTGGCATATTTGAACTAAATTTCCCCACAAATTCTGGTACCATTCCTGGAATTGGGACCATTTTTCAGAAAGCCAATCGGTTATGGCACCCCAATTTTTTATGGCCCAAATGACCCCTGCTATTACTGCAGCTATCCCAGCAATAATAGCTATAGCCGTTCCAATTGTCGTTCCAAGCACAACAAATGATACGACAACTGCTGCAATAATAGGCGCTAACATACCAACTACGGCCACTAATCCAGAGAAAATAAAAACGAAATTCTGAATTGGTTCCGGTAATTTCGAAAACCAGTCCAGCACCGATTTAATACCTTCAACTAAAGGAGGTAAGATGGTTTGTGCTAGTTCAGCAAGTTTTTTTCCAATCGGTTCAAAGGCTGCTTGTGTTTCCCTTAATGCCTTTTGGAATTGTTGACCAAGTGATTCTTCTTGAAGCTTTTTCATTTCATCCATACGACCATTTACGTCACCAAGGCCGCCATATACATCAGTAAGCCCTAATACAGCAGCAGCGCCCATGTCTTCCCAACGAGTAGCAAACAAGCCAACTCCAATTTGATTCTGTTTAACCTTGTCATCCATGCTTCCTAAATCACTTATTACAGCTTTAAACACATCAGCAGCTGTTGCTTTACCCTCATTAAATGATTTCCAAACCGCTTGTGTTTCCTCGGAAAGATCTGCAAATGCGTCAGCCGTACCTTTTGATCCGTCTTGTACTTTCTTTCCGAATTCAGCAACTGTGTCATTAATATAATCAAGGTTATAAGCGCCATCCTTAGTTCCATTTGCTAAAATAGTAAACATCTCATCCGCACTGAATCCTGCTTGTTTGAATAATGGTGCATATTCAGAAAGGTTATCAAATAATTCATCTGAATAGTTCAAACCCTCCTGTGCACCTGCAGCAAGTAAATCAAATGTTTCTTGTGTAGATAAACCGAACTGCGACATTAATTGCCCTGCACCACGAGTAGCTTCGTTTAAGTCCACATCGTAGATTTTAGCAAGTGTTAAAACATCTTCTGATGCCATTTGCAACTCATCGTACGGAACGTCCTTCATATTCTGATAAACTTTTATAAGCGCCTGATCCACCTCTTCAAGACTTTCACCAAATCCCTTTTTCCATACTTCTTGCGAAATCTTACCTAGATTCTCTGCGCCTTTTTGAGTCAATCCCAATGAAGATTGAATTTTACGTTGCGATCTATCAAAATCTATCGCTATATCAACCGCAGCTTTACCAAGCTCAATCAGTTTCTCTGACATCCCCTGCAATACTTCAGTGGCTTCCATCAGATTGTCTAAGTCTAACTTCTTACCTATTTCCTCTAGACCGTCCGCTGCTTGATCACCACTCCGGCCAACACTCTGTAATGAATTCTCAAATTGCTTCATTGTAGTTTTAGCTTGATTTAATTTCGTTTCAAGCTGTTGTACTTCTTTCGAGTTCTCGCCATACACACGCTTTGCTGCACTTAATTGTTGCTCTAAATTGTGGACGACTCTATCCGTCATTTCCATTTGCTGACTTAGTTGTTTCTGCGCCAATTCTAATTTATCGACTTCACTAGCATTTGTTCCTAATTCAGCATTCTGTAATTTAAACGCACTGGTTAATCTCTTTTGTTCAGCTTCTAAATTCTTCTCACTTTGCTGTAAAGAATCCAAATCACCTTTTACTTTTCTTGCTTCTGTCGCTTGTTGTGAGAGACCATCATTCGTGGTTTCTAATGAATTCTCAAATTGCTTTAACGTCGCTTTAGCCTGGTTTAAACTCGTTTCCAGTTGCTTAACTTCGGTGGAATTTTCACCATATGCACGTTTGGCCATACTTAATTGTTGTTCTAAGTTCTGTACAACCTTATCTGTCATATCCATTTGTTGGCGTAACTGCTTCTGTGCTAACTCCAACTTATCTGACTCACTAGCATTTCGACCCAATTCGGCTGTTTGAAGCTTAAAAGCACTCGCTAATTGTTTTTGTTCTACCTCAAGTCTCTTTGAATTCTCTTGTAAATCAACTAAATTTCCGCGCGCTTCCCTTGCTTCAATTGCTTGTTCTGAAAGACCTTCATTAACTCTCTTCATTGCGGTATTTAAAGAAGTTTCAGCACGCTCTGCATCAAGCAATTTACCATACATCTTATTAAGCTGTTCAGCTGTCGTATTTGTGTCTTTAGACATTGCTTGATATTCAGAACGCAACATTGCGGTACGCTTTTTAGCGGCTTCCATCTGAATTTCTAACTTTTTCTTTTCAGCTGTTAATTTATCAGTCGCAGTCGCATCTTGACCCATTGCGGCAATGTGGTTCTTATATTCCTTCGCTGCGTTGTTCATAACCATGTTAATTTGCTTTAATGTTTGAGCATACTGAACTTGTCCATCCATTTTGAAATTAAGAACGACGTTTCTTTCTTTATTATTACCTGCCATTTTCTCACCTCATTTCCTAATAGAATGGAGTTTGATCTAATGTGTAGATTTGTTTTGGTTTCTCTTCAACTAGTGCATCTGGGTTGTTGTATCTAAGATGCATGATGTATTGCTTTAAAAAATGATTAGGAGTGATTTTCCAAAAGTCATCCATGCTTAAACCAAGCAACGTATTACCGACATAAAAATAAAAATCCCAATCCAATTCGGATTGAGATTCATTATTTTTATTCAGTATGTTTTTTACTTTTTTTCTTGCTTCAGCTTCTCCATATCAGAGTGTTGGAAAGTTTGACCTTGGAAAATTTGGAACACAACTTGGAAAATATCAGGCAGATCATAAAGCGGAATAGCATTTTTAATTTCTGTGGGTGAACATTCTGTACCACCACTTCGAATCATCGCATAAATTAAGGAACGCATTAGTTTAGCTTCTTTTTCACCTAAACTAAATTGTCCTTTTTTCATCATTTCATTCATTTCTTTTTCGAACTCATGATATTCTTTTCCGTAAGACTCTTCCACATAAGGGAATGATTCAAAAGTAAAAACAACAGGGATTTCTACACCTTGAACCTTAATTGTATTTACATTTATATTAACGTTAACTAAATCACTTAAACGCGCCATAATATCCCTCCTATTGTTGTCCTGTTCCTGTGCCTAATGTAGCTAATTGAGATTCATCGCAAATAACTTGTTTTAAGAAGTCTTCAACTTTAATTCCTTTCGCATCAGCCGAACCTGTATCTAATTCAGCTTGTGTAACATCGTTGTATAGCAATGGATCTGCTGTAATTTGGTAAGCAATATCATCCACAGTCATTTCTTCATTTTGCGTTTTCCAAGATTCCTCTATTGGTGCTACTGTACATTTTGGATACCAGCGTACAAGTTTTGTGCCATCATTAAGTGGGAACGGAACCCCTACTGCAAATTTTGGATATTCTCTTGCTTTTGCTGTTTCAAAAGAAACACCTTTTGTTCTTTGTTTACCAAAGATTTTATCTTTTACTTCACGATTTAGACCTGCAAGGTTAAAAGCTAATCCAAACGCTGTATTTTTTACGATATTGATAATCTTTTTGTTAGAAGCCCATTTCGTAAAGTTTGTAGATGTAGTGGAAATTGTTAAATCCGAGATATTTGTTTGCTTATAAATTTCCTCTTCATAAGTAGGACGTGCATCAGGTGTTTCAGCTCCATCCATCATGCATACATATAACTCTTCAACACCTACAGTATATTGGATTTCCTTGTTTACAACTGTCATTTCTATCATCCTCACATTCTATCTATTATTTTTTGTGCCATAATATCGGCAATTTTGTCACCTTTTGCATCAAACGTATTTTGAGCAAAATGAAGACCCTTCACTTTACCTTTACCGTTTGCCTTTTTATGTCCATGTTCAGCTAAATACCAATACCATGCTGCATCCTCAAATTCCACGGATACACGGTCATTCTTCACAACGACTTTTAAGCTATCTTTCAAATGCGTTTGCTTATTCTTATTAGACATTTTGATACGTTTTTTTAATTCTGTAGCAAAATACTTCGCTGCTTCTTCCAATACATCGATTTCAACCTTTTGATTTACCCTCAATAACGTATTGATATCTTCCAATGCTTCCGCAAACCCATTGTTATTAGAAGCCATTACTGAATGCACCTCACATACGTTATAAATTGCGTTACAGTGTCGTCATTCTCGTCATAACCCATTCCATCGAATTGAGAATAAGAAACGCCTACATCGTTAAAAACAGCCTTTAACGGATTGTAATCTTTTTCAGTACCGTCTGTGATGACTGCAATCTGATAAAGCGGCATATCTTTTAGGACCTTATTAGAAGCCCTTTTTTGCTGCTCGTTCACAAATTCATAGATAATGTACGGATATTCCGCTGTAGTTGGCGCACTATCTCGAAATACTGGAATACCAGATTGTTTCATAATTGTTCGTAACTGTTCAAAGCTAATTTGCATAGGACAGTGACACCTCCATCAATCGGTCTTCTTCACGTACATAAACACGCTCAATATCGTAAATACGACCACCGACTTTTACACGATAATCTTTTTGGTTATTTTCAATATCCCGATCAATACGAACCTCAATTTTCTTTACAATTTCATTTGTATCTTTCGTTGTAAATTTATCAGTGGCTGTAACTCCAATGTTGTTATAACGAATTTTACGTTCGAATGGATATCCCATAACAACACGGTCTGTTTCGGGATCAATTGTTTCTCCTAATTTGAGTAGATCCCCCAGCCATTTGAGTTTATTTGTTTGGCGTTTCGGCATCTGCATACACCTCCTGAATAAAGAAGGGTGTCATTGCATTAAGTGCTTGGCCAAGTTCTTTTTCGGCCACACGATACTCATAGTAAATAGCTGCACACATAATAACCAAGTATTCGGGTTGTTTGCCAGTTCCAATTTGAACATATCGTTGTCCTTGTTCAATATAAAAAGAGAGCAAAGAATCATCCATGCCCTCTTCCCAATGAATATGAGATTTTAATTTCTCAATTAATTCATTCATATTAAGCTCCAGTAGACACTGGTAAAACATACTTGTAAACTGGATTTTCAAATGGTGAATGAATTAGTTGTGCATCTAGTAAGTTCCAAATACGGAAACCTACACGGTTTGTACGTGAGAATAACTCAACTAGCTTTTGCACTTCTAATGAGCCAATAACATCTTGAATGTAGAATTTAGAGAAGTCACCAAAATAGAATACTGGTGTATCTGGTGAATCAGGAATGTCAATTGCATCTTCTTCCTCAACAGGGAACCCTAATAACGTATAACCAATTCCACCTTCAGCTTGATTAAATGGGCGAAGTAATGGGAAACCATCAGCTGTCTTCATTGTTTCAATTTTTGTTAGTGCTGCTGTATTTAATACCCATCTTGCTTTTTTACGAACTTCTTTAACAGGTGTATTTTTCATTTTCACTAATGCATCATAAAGATTTGTTTCATCCGTTTTAAATTCAACGGCTTTCTTTGCCAATGCACCATCATTTATATTGTTAGCTTCATCGCCATTAACCATATATTGAGTTTCTTTACGAACATAAGCTTTTTTCAGCTCGTCCATAACGATTTGTTCAATTGGTAAACCTGTACGTGCCAATAACTTTTTCGTTACTGTAGCAAGTGCATCAAATTCCGTTGGTGATAATTCGATTTCATCAAACTCGATATCTGTTTCTGGAATTTCATTATTTGTTCGCTCATTTTTATGACCTTGTGCTTCTGCCTTTTTAACTAAAACAGGATACTTGATATTTTCCTTTGTTTTTACTCCCGTTCCTAATCGACGTAAGAAGTTTTCTTCTTGCGCATACGTAATAATTTCTTTACTTAAGAAATCTGGAATCGTAACAGAACCATTACCAGTAACTAACCCTAATGCACGGGCTTCCTTTTCATCAATATTACCTACAATGTAGTTAGCAAATACGGATCGAATCTCTGTTTCTTTATTTGCACGATGACCTTTAGTAGAAAGAGCTGCTGCGATAGATGCTGAAATAGCTGAACGTTGTTCTTCTGACAGTTCGGTTTTTTCATCCGGATTTTCTTTTACTCCTGGATCTTCTTTTTTATCTGGATCTTCTTCTTTCTTTTTGTCTGGATTATCTTCTTTTTCTTTCTCTTCTAATTTTGCTAACTCATCAGTGATAGTTTGTACTTGCTTTGTTAGTTCTTCTACTTCCGCTTTTACAGCCGCTAATTCTTCTGAACGAACTTCGTTTTTTTCTACTTTCCCTTGTAATTCAGTTAATCGAGATTTAGTTCTTGTTAAAGATGCGTTTAAGATTTCTTTTAAATTCATGTTAATTTTCCCCCAAGACTTTTTTTATTTGTTTAATAATGTTGTTTCGTTCTTCTGTATCATCTTCCACAACTGTTTTTACGGCTGCTTCTTCACTTCTCATTTCAATCATGGCTGTATTTTCGCCCCTAGTTTCAATTGAAGTTGCAACGTAGGCTGGTGTCATATCCAAAATAGAAACTTCTAAAAGCTCTAATTCTTCAATAGATCGTTTTTGAACACCAGCTTCGCCCTCTTCCCATGAATCTTTTTCAGAAACAAAACCAAATGACCAACCACGCAATTCTTTATTCCTTGCCTTCTCAATCACTTGTTCATCTGTAACCGTAGCAATGGCTCTTAAACCAATATTGTCTTCATACAATTCCAGATTTCCATTTTCAATAGAGCCAAGCTTTCTATTTTTATCATGGTTAAACAGTAAGTCCACATTCTTTGCTTTCTTTAACGCTTTTTCAAACGTCTTAGGGACAATTCTCTCTTTGAAATATCCCCTTGGTGAAGGTAACATTCGACTTTCCCTGTCCACAACATTCACATAACCATCAAGTATGACTTGATTACCTCTAATCTCTATTTTCAAATTCTTCACCTCCTTTAAAATTTCACACCATCCAAACAATTTCTTTGTTACAATTTGCTTAGCAAGGAGGTGTTAACATGATTGCATCAATCCAAACTGTAGATGATTTCAAAGAGAATTTTGATTTTGCGTACAAAGTACTAGCATTTATTGACGAAATTGATATTGAGAATCGTGCCAGATTCCAATTCATTTCACAGGTCTCGGAAACAAAATATTTAATCCGTTTCAAAAGCTATCCTTTCCCTGGCTTTCAAGACTATTGGATAACAATTGAAGCAACATATTCGGATGACCAATGGCTAATTTCTCTTGTGAATAAATCTGTAGATTAACCACTTTATAAAATGAATACGGTAGCTTTTCTTGTTCTACTGAACACATCAGAATGCCATTGCCAGTCCTACAATTTCCAACTACCACATCGAACATTGTAGGACTTTTCTTATGAATTCTAATATCCATATCTCCACAACTAACATGGATTGTTTGTCCCCTCACGTTTAGTCACCTCCTCCCAATGAACCATCTGTTGCCTCTTTCTTACCGATTTCAGTTAAGTCATTTGAAATGTATATAGCTTGTGATTCCTTTGTATTTTGTTTAGGGAATCCAAGCATATCGGCAACATTATCAGGTGAAGTAATAGCTGTACGCACAAGGTTATAACCGATATTTGTCTTGTTGCTATAAGTAACAAAATCAAGGATATTAATCTTGAATTTAATTCGTTTCCCCGAATTTTGACCATAAAAAAGAAGACTCAAATGGTCTTCAAAATTTTTCATTATTGGTCTAACTGCTTTGTTGTGGATATACATCATCGCTTTCTCAATATCTTCTTTGATTAGCTCCGTGTATGTATCCACATTTATGCCTAAAAACTTACCCAAATCCTTTTTATATACATTTAGGTACGCTAGAGTCTTTTCGTCGTCTAGAGGGCTTTTAAGCGTCTCAATTGAGTATCCTTTTCCAAGTGGAATCATTTTTACAGACCTTGCTTCATCAATTGATTCCAGTTGATCTAAAATTGCATTGATTAACTTTGACTGAGCACCATTCTGCGGATTGATATGAGCATCCAAATTTAACAAGAATGCTAATAGTCCGCCCTTTTTATATTTGTCAGTTAAAGTTTTCTCAGCCGACATCACGCCCTCGAGTGTATCTCTCCCTAAATCAAGAAGGCCTTTTCCTCTTAAATGATCTGCACCAATATTTTTCACATGACGAATCATAAATGGAGGAACCTCTTGACCACCAATATTAAAATGTTCTACTAAATTATCATCTAGCTCTGTAAAAACATTTGAGGCTAAATGTATTTGAGCACCATTTAATATCGGGAATGTTTCCCCCTCGAGTAAATAGGTATTTGTCATTAATTTAATGAACTCAGATTGTGTTAGATAATTGTTAGGATTCCTTAAGATTTGAAGTGCGATATCATCTTTGATTTCATTTCCAAATTCATCTTCCACAACAATATCAGCCAATACCATTTGATTACTGATATCTTGCAACAATTCGTAAACATCACTAGATTGTAAGATGTTTGAATCTGTAACATACACACCGCCATAACGAATGCTCTTCCCTAAAACATCATCAAGGTAACCGCGCTTTTCAGCCTTTTTAAATAAGTAATTTGAAAACCTATCCCTTAAACCCAATTTCTCACCGCCTTTCAATACAAAATTATTAAACTCACACTCTCTTTCTGATAGAATGAAATAGAAGGAGGTGGAAAAAATAGCTAATAATGTTGACTTAAAAACATTTCCAAGTACTAAAACTCAAGCATTAACAATGCTTTACTTACAAAATCAAGACCTAGCTGGTAAAACGCCAAGTGAGCTTGTGGATTTATACATATCCGTTACAGAAGAAATTACAGAGGCTTTCCGTAATAGTGGCGGAAAAAGGCCATCAGCTAAATTCTTTTGATAATTAAATCAAAGTGAGTGATAAAACAGTTTAGTCGTAGTTTCTTGGCTAAGCTGTTTTATTTTATTTCACCCCTTATCGATAAATATCACCAATCAATTCATCCATTCCCTCTTCTGTTATGCTATCCATAACCATCATGGTTTCTTTATGGGCACATAAAAAAGCAACAAATCCATCAATCTTCTTTTTGGACTGTCGCTTACTTGGCGCTTTCATTCCGTTAATATTTGTAACTACTACAACGTTAAGAGCGCAATAAACAAATAAAGGATTGTCTGTAATTAAACGTTTTTCATAAATTAATATCTCTGAATCATCAATCATTGCATTCATAACATTTGGATACTGATTTACTGCAATACATTCTAAACCGAGATTTTCAAGCTTCTCTATTAACTTTTGAGACATCGCTGGATCGTAGTTTATTTGTTGAACATCGTATAAATCCATGCATTCAACGATATATTCCATAACTTGATCCTGGTCAATCATCTTTCCATCACAAAACGTAGCAAAACCACGTTCAACCATATCAGTATATGGAACATTATCCTCTTTTTCTTTAAAATCAATATTTTCATTAGGAAGGAAATACATCTGTTTCACTTTTATTATTGACCTTCCTTCATCATCATGTGAAGGGAAGTTTATACTTACGCATGTTAAGTCTGTTGTTTTAGATAAGTCTAATCCTAAATAACAAATTTCACCTGTAAGGTCACCCAAATCTTCAACAAGAACGTGTTGTACTTGATCATGCTCAAAATAATTATCAGCACCATTTACGAAAACATTTAAGTGTTTGGAAAGGAACTCAGCTTTTGAGTGTGCGGACTGCTTCGCTTTTTTGAATTCAATCTCAAGTTGTTCCATCGTAACGGAAACACCAATATTCGGGTTAACCATTTCCCAAACTTTACGATCTTCCCAATCATAATTTTTATTCGGTTCCCAGATTGCAACAAATAAAGAATCATCATCGTCATTTTCAAGAACAAGTTTCGCATATTTATAAACACGCATACCTACAGATGAAGCACCTTTACCAGCTGTTGAAATATTAAGCATCATTGGTTGCTCACGAGAAATCTGTGCTGATTTCAAGTTATCGTACATGTCCATATTTTCTTGCGCATGGAGTTCGTCATTCAACACAAAATAAGGGTTCTTCCCTTCAAGACCCTTGGTGTTTTTCGTTAATACTTTGAATTTATTTTGATATGCAATTCCATTGATACTATATCGATACATAGCACCACTTACAGTGCCATTAACACCTTTATAAATTTGCGTGGGACTTGCCAAAGGCTCGGAATTTTCTATCGCTTGTGCGATTGGTTCGGCTGCATTTTGTGCTTGTTCATAATCTGATGCTGCACAATAACAATCGGCTCCAAGTTCAAGTTCTCCATACATAGCATAGAGCAATGCACCTGCTGCAATAATTGTTTTTCCGTTCTTCTTTGGTACTTGAACATATGATTCACGAATAACACGGACTGTTTTTCCTTTTTCATTTTTATGAAACCAACCATACATATTCGCAAAAACAAACATTTCCCAAAGCTCTAATTCCATCAATTGACCTGCAAGTGGTCCTTTAACATGACGGATGAACGATTGAACGAAATCCAACATTTCATTTGCTCGATCTACATCAAACCAAATATCTTTACGCTTTTTCCACTTCTTATAACGCTCTACAGCAAGAATGATCGATTTCGGGTATTTCTTTTTATTACGCATGACGTTATTCGCATACTTATCAGCATAGTTAACGCCTGGTGTAATAATCATTTAGATTTCCGCCATTTATTCCGATGAGCTGCTAATTCATCTTTAGGTACATTTTCCGGAACAATTTTAGGCGTTTTTTGCACACTTTTTCCCTTATTCGTCATTCCAAGCGATTCTAGCATTTTATTCTTCTTATCATTCCAAGTTTCAACTTGTTGAGCAAGTGGATGTTTCATTTCATTTGTCGCTCCAGCCTTATTCTTATGCGTTTTTGTAGCTGCAAAACCATCAGCTTTCCATTCATCAAACATAGTTTTATAAATGATAAAAGCATCTAAATAATTTTCAATTAATGGTTCGAGTGAAGGTGTGAAATTCTCCTCATCAGTCAATAATTTTATGATTCTATTTCGTTCTTCATCCCTTGCTACATCTAGAATTTCCAACTTTTTCTTCTTTGACATTCGGGCCATTTTCACACCCCCCTTCATTTTTAAAAAATGGTGCAACTATTGATATGCCCCCTACGCTACCTATCCTTCCCAGGGGACAAATTTTATTTTTGGGCAGGGGGGCTTCCAAAATAACTTGGAAAAACCTTTTTCGGTTTATCTTCATTTTCTTCGATTGTATGGCAAACCGGACAAAGTAATCTCAAGTTATTCTCTTCTAATTTAAGTGTTTCATCTTCTTTGATTGGTATGATGTGATGAACATGAGCACGCCTACCAAATACGAACCCTCCACATCGTTGACAACATCCCTTCTCTCTTTCATATACCTTTGACCTGACATACTTCCATGCATCAGTACGATAGAATGGTTTGTTCTCATGATGGTAGATGTTCTTCTTATCTTTCTTTTTCCTTGGTTTGTTACGCTTATGTTCTTCGCAGTAACGTCCCTTGCTTATCTTGTTACGGCAGCCATTGAAGTCACAGTACTTCATTCAGTATCAGTCGTTAATTGCTCAACGATATGATTACGAATTGTTTCTTCCTTCTTCATGTTACCTGGTACATCGATGTCATTATCTTTAGCAAAGGCTAGTAACTCTTCAGCATTCATATCATCCAGGTTAATCTCATCTTTACTGATTGCCATATCCGCAATTAGATCCGCAGCCTCATGTAATCCAGCACTTAATGTCCCACTTACTTCGAATTCCGGTTCTTCACCATTCGGAACAAATAAGCTTTTCTGTTTTGTTGAATCCCAATACTCTGTACCTGATATTGTTTTTCTAACTTCAAAGATCATTTTGTTTCACTCCTCTTAATCTTGATTTATCAATCACCCATGTATTACCAATCTTCTTTGCTACAATCTTTCCTTGAGCACAAAGATTCTTAACATGACCAGATGATACATTAAGAATGGATGCAGCTTGATGCACATCAATTACATTTTGTAAGAAGGTACTCAATTCTCACTACATCACCTATGTAATTTTTCCATAATAAAAAGGAGCAACCGTATATCAGCTGCTCCTACTACAAATACGGTAAATGAAGTTTTACTTTTAAAAAGTAGAAAACTGCTAGTCGTTAGAATAACAGTCTCCAAAAATAAACAAGTCGTGTTTGTGTATCACATATTTCATTTCGTTTGGTTAAGGTGTTTTCACGCCTCTTTCAATCGCCAAACAGTATATGTCTTTCCCTAGTACAATGTCTCGGTATTAGCGACTGAAAGAAGAGCAAAAGCTCTCCTCATTAACGGTAACATCCAATCAGTACCATCTGCTGGTTTCGGATTTTATGTGCCGTCATAATGAAGCCGTTTAGAAATTTAGAAGCAACATAGTGAGTTGTGTTTTCCGCCACTTCTCACAATACAAATATAACACGCTAATTCCAAAACAACCGGCACATTTGCGGTCAAAAAGCGGTCACGACTCTGCCACTTATTTTAAGATGTACTCAAACAAAAAAAGGATATCTACAACTTAGTAGATATCCTTTTTATTATATTTATGAGTCGCTCAAACTACAGCTAAACTCCCATCATCACTATGTAAATTTTCATTTTCATAAATTGTTCTTTTTAATGCTTCATTATAGATCATATCGAATTTCATTTTAGCAATTCTTCGCTGTCCGATAGGCAAGGTTTGGCTATTCATGACTCCTAGATAGTACTCTAATTGTCTTTTTTCCTCTAATGTAACCCTAACTTTTGGCATATCAGTTCACCTCTACATATAGTATATGATATTACTCTCCCACTGCTTTTTTCGCTGAATACTCTTCTGTTGTAACAGCTTCTAGCTTTTGTAGATAATTATCTTTATCTTGATTTAATGATTTAGTCTGTTGTGACTGAATATAAGATAACCCACCAAAGCCAGCAAGTAAAGAAGTGGAAATTACAGAATAAACGTTAGTCGTTTCAGCTAAAGATAAAGCGGATTGTGCTAATATCCCAGCGCCTATTCCTACTAACATGTCTCCTATAAACCCTAACTCAATAAATATCGCGCCTTTTTCCTTATTATTTCCAAATCTAATTCCCACTAAAAATAGAGAAATTTCAAAAGGGCATATTAACCAATTAAGGCTTTTTAACAAGATAGGTGAATCCGCTTTGAAGAAGTTAGTTTTTTCATAATCTATAATTACTGTTGGCATTTGAATATAGCCATTTGATTTAAAGTGCCCGATAATAGCCCCAATGAGGCTCGCTATTATTGCCACTCGAAACTCAAGATATAGCGCTGACAAACTGCTAGTTACGTCTTTTAACTCGTTCACTTTCTCCTGGACACCTACCCATATTATTACTCTCACCGATATAATAATACTATCATCGTTTATATTTTTTGTATAGATAGTTACCCATATCTTATATTTTGTGTAACTGCCCCTATCGCCGAATCCCTTGATACTCATAGCTTCATAATACTTTCTCCTTTGAGTTACACAACACAATAAAAATGGTTAACTGTAAAAAAACAAAAAATAAAAAGGATGTTTGCTATATTTTAAATCGAGTCATAGCCTTATCCATTGCATCTTGGTTCACACCTATGTATCTTAATGTAACTCTTTCGGATGAATGATTGAATATCTCCATTAACAAGGCTATATTCTTTGTTTGCATGTACATATGATATCCAAATGTCTTACGTAATGTATGTGTACCTATCTCATCTAATCCAAACTCTGCTGCTGTGCTTCTGAGTATCTTATAAGCCATGCTGCGTCCGATCGGTCTATTATTACCCTCTCGGCTCTTAATTACATACTCACTGTCATCTCGTTCTTCAATGTACCAACGCAGTTCTCTCTTTAACGCTGGAGTTAATTGAATCCGTTTCTGTTTCCCTGTTTTTTTCTCTCTCATTGAGATATGGCTACCTTTTAAATCAACTATCCTCAATTTAAGAATGTCGCTAATACGTAAACCCGTGTTGATTCCCATTACAAATAAAATATAATTACGTTCATTGTTTTCCTTCAAATATTCTTTAATCTGTTGTATTTGCTCTGGATCTCGAATAGGCTGGACAAAATTCATCGTTCGTTCCCTCCAGTACTCTCTTCTGTTTCATATATTTCTAATCTAAGAGCAAAAGCTAGTTTATAAAAAGCATTAGATTTATTTCGTCTATATGTACGTTCACTCATACCAATCTCGTTATAAACCATATAATCAAAAACTTCTTCATCCTCCAAATATCGTTTTACAATAATGTCCCTTTGATTTTTACTAAAACGACTTAATACCTTATCAATTTGAAAGGATAAACGTTGTAATTTCACTTCTCTTTCACTCATAGCAACATTTGCTAAAGCGATATCTTCAGCTGGCTTTCCTACTATATTTGTCGGACCGTGATATCTTACTTCATTAGATGCTGTAACCTTCATCTCATTTCTAATCATCCCGAATTGTCTATAAATGCGAACATTTTCTAGAATCTCTTCTAAACGAACCTGCGTTGCTTTACGATCAATTTTAGGTAAGAAAGTTAATTGCGTCATATATAAAAACACCCCTTATCTATTTTGTTAATAAAAATAAAAAAGCGGACACCGAACTATAGAGCAATATCACTAGTGCTCTTTATAGTTCGATGTCCGCTGGTTCTTCCAGTAGGACTATATTTTTTTACAATATCTCCTGCTTTTTTCCTTATTAAATAACCGTTCGATAAAGAGGGAAATTTCCACTTATCAACTTGTCGCTTCACTAACTTACTTGATTTTCGAAAAAATTGTATTTATTGGTGTTCCATTAGTTTCATAAACTTTTTCAATGAACAAATCTATATAACTTATAGGATTGCAATTTTCAATAATTCGTAAAGCTAACGCCCTTTGTGTAAAGTCTGGAATTTCTTCAGGTTTTAAGGGAATATTGTAATCTCTATAAGCTATAACCCTTTGCTTAGCGCACCTTTGAACCGCCTCAAGTAAAGAACTTAGCAATAAATCTCTATTTGATGTATACCACTCTCTTTTTTTCTTATAATCCGGGATAGGAAATTCTGTATTATTGGTAGTAAATGTGTTAAAAGACTGAAAATGTGCTACTAACCAATTTTCCCAACAGCGTGAAGATAAATATACTTCAACATTAGGAGTATCCGCAAAAAGTTCTATAATATCCATTCTAGCTTTTTTACTAGCCTCAATATTATTATAATCAATATCTACATCGAGAATTGCAGCAAAATATTCGTTAGCATCATCATTTTTCTTCGCTAACTTTCTGAATTGAGTGTGTTTTTCATAAAACTCAAATGTTACATTTTCTAATTGACGCTCTAACGCTTGAAAATACCATTTTTCAGAGCATATTTTTTTTTGTTTGCACTCTACGTATATATGTATAACTTTCTTTGGCGATCTACTCACATAATCACCTTAGGGACAGCCCCTAATCTACCTTGAATATACAAGTTCTTCCAATTGTGATTGTGATACGTAATATCTTTAAAATCTGAGAGTCTATATAAACTTGTTGCTTGGGTAGAACGTTTTTTTTCAACGAACCAGATTTGTTCTTTTGCAAATCTATTCGGATCCAGAAACTCAATGCTATGTGTAGTAGCAATAATTTGAGCAGTCTTATCCTCATCCTGATTTAAAAATAAATCAAGTATGTATCTTTGAATAAATTCATGGTAATGGTTTTCAATCTCATCGATGATATAAACTTTATTATTCTCTATACAATCAATAATATCAATAAAATCATTGATAAACTTCCTAGTACCAGAGGATTCTAAATTATAATCTAACGTATAGTCTTTGTCTTGTACTGTGTGTATAGTTCTAAAATCTATAATCTTCTTCTTATTCTTCTTCATGAGCTCAAATTGTTCTATTACTAAATCAGGAATATGCTCCCTTTTATCACTATTTAGCATTTCTGTCATTTTATCTGTAAGCATGTCAGTTAAATCCAGAATCTCAAAATCTTCTATGCTATTATCAATTTCACTTAATGCATTTATTACTTTTCGCTTGAATTCAGAATTCTCAAGAAGTTCTGCTAATTTATCTGTATCTTTTTTGTCTCCGGATACTACAATTTTTTCCACAATGAATTTATAAGCCGCTTCTAACAATTTATACCCTAAACTATTCATTGTATCCTTAAAAAATGTTTTATTAATATTGTTGATAAGGAAAGACAGCGCAGCTTTTTTTTCAATGTTAGTTGTCTTATAGTTCTCAATTAAATAATTTATGTCTTCATGAAAATGAAGAAACGCACCTTCTTCCCGACTAAAAATGACCTGTTTTCTTCCTTTTTTTGAAGCCGCTTCACAACACAAAGATTCTTCTACAATCTCACCTTGTTTATTAATATGAATTTGATAATCAAATTCATATTCAACATCTACCTTTTGAATAAATTTTATCCCTAACTTAGTAGGTTCTGATCCTTCATTAAATTTAAACATAATAGGATCCATATCGTTTTTATAAGAATTTTCAACGATATCTTTTAAATATGATACAGCATAAAATAAATTCGACTTACCAGAAGCATTGGCACCATAAATAATCGCCGAATTATGAACGTACGTTTTTCTACCTGTATTTGATAAGCCTTGGAATATAGTATTTTCATTAAATACTTCTGCTCGACTAAATCCAGACTGCATCGTAAATGTTGTATTATCATTAAAAGATAGCAAATTTGAAACATTTAATTCGAGAAGCATAAAATTCCTCCTCACTAATAGTTACTTCTAATTACATTTTAATTCAAAACAGATGGAAAGACAACTTAAAATAGACATTCTACTTTAGAATCCACTTATGATAATTAGAGTAAATTCTGATATTATCTTTATCTCCTTTTCTACAAAATTCAAATTGTATATCATTCTTCCCAACAATCTGGGAAAGAATGATATACTGACTGTGTTTCGCCACTTATGGCGAAGATTAATAATGTATTAAATCAACTGTGTCTTACGCTCATCTATACGAACTACTTTTCCACTTTTATATGAAAATGATTGTTCACCGTGGCCTGTTGCCGGTGGTTCAATCGGATGAATTTTTCCATCTTTCACAACGTAAATCATGTTTTCTACTAAAGAAATTTCAGCCTTCATTCCCGCAACGTTTTCTTTGATAATTGCCACCGAAACCACTCCCAAATATGTTATACTTACTTTGTCGGAGTAAGTTGAGAGTGATCTCAGATTTTTTTATTTGTCTACAAATATTGAACAACGTTTTCTGGAATAAATGCTTGTTCAAGTGACAGATAGAGCCGAATTGGAATCGGCTCTTTTTCATCCCTTGCTCGCTTACACATTTCTTCAGCTTCTTCCCAAACAAATTGTTTATCCTCCGCCCGTTTGTAACGCCATATCCCAATCACATAATCTTCAAACAACTCGTAGCGCTCATCGGGTGCTGTCGTTGGTTTTAATTCATCAATCGCTTTTGCTTGACGTGGTATTTGTACAACCACATCTGTATATCGTAGTTTTGAGTTCAAACGATGGATTGTCGCTTTCTTTGAATCAAATGAAACAACAGGCTCAACATCAAAAATTGTTAATTGCTTCCGCATGTTCCTCACCCTTTTCTTTTCGCATCATTACTACATAACAAGTATCAGCATTCGTTTGTGTAAAGCTATAATTAGATGGGATAATCTTTCCGTTTGTTCGTTTATGAACGAATTCTCTTTGACGCTGCACTAACGATCTAATCGGATGAACACATGAATATCCTCGCTTTTCTAACTCTTGTACAGCACGTAACATATCTCTGAACTTTTTACGCTTGAGGTGAACCGTGTCACCATTACGCCAATCTCTCGTGAGAATCATCCTGATTTCCCTCCAATACTTGCAAACTTGCGATTAATATTCCCTCTAACTGAGTTAACGTTAATTGATCTAATGTTTGCCCATTAATTTCAGCTAATCCTAGCCCTAATAATTTGCGTATAATTGCTAGCTTTCTACGTTCTACTTCTTGACGTAACAACATCATTAAGCCTCCTGTTGCCTATCAAACTTTCGCTCTAAATTTACGAACTTACTAAATTCTTTAATGAATGCCAGCTCAACAACACCTACTGGACCATTTCTTTGTTTCGCTAAAATGATTTCTGTAATGTTTTTATTTTCTGTTTCACGGTCATAGTAATCTTCGCGATATAAGAATGCAATCAAGTCCGCATCTTGCTCAATTTGCCCATTCTCACGTAAATCTGATAGCAACGGTCTCTTATCTTGTCTACTCTCCACAGCACGGCTTAACTGCGATAATGCAACTACACATACATTTAATTCTCTTGCCATCAATTTTAACTTACGACTAATCTCACCAATTTCTTGCATGCGGTTCCCTCTATGTTTTGGATCGCCCACAATAAGCTGCAAATAATCAATGGCAATTAAAACTTTCTTATCGGGGTACTTACGCTTTAGTTTCCTAGTCTTTGCGTAAATCTCTTGCATCGTGACATTTGCTTTATCGTAAATTACTAATGGCAAATCATTTATTAATCCCATTGCCTGACTAATTTTTTCCCAATCTTTTAAATTACATAGCTTTTTAGGATTCTTTAACTTCGTAGCATCTATATTTCCAGTACTTGAGATCATCCGCTTAAGTAACTGTTCTTCCCCCATTTCTAACGAGAAGACTCCTGTTGCTGTATGAGCACTTGCCGCATGAAAAGCGACGTTTAATACAAATGCTGTTTTCCCCATCGAAGGGCGGGCACCGATAATGATTAAATCGCCTTCTTGTAACCCTGCTGTCATTCTGTTCAAGTCGTCATAACCAGTTGGAATACCGGTTAAATCACCTACATCAATTTGCATTTTTTTATACAGGTCAACAAGCGTATCTTTCAAGTTAAATTCATCTGAGTAACCCGCTTCTTCAATGGCACTTAATTCATCAATCGATGTACTAATGGCACTCATATCTCTATCTTGCTGAAGACGGTTATATAAGTTACCAGCAACTTCTTGAGCATGTCTCATCTTCCAAGCTTCAATCACTAAACCTTCGTGATAAGAGAAGTTCTTAGTTGTTGTTACAACCTCTGTCAAATTTACAAAGAATTCAATTCCACCAATTTGATGCATAAAACTTTCATCGAATTTCCCAATGAGAGCTACAAGATCTACTGGCATTTCAGCATCCTCCAGCTCTCTCATCGCTTTAAAAATCATTTGATGTGTCGGTAAAGAAAATTGTTTTGCCTTCAACTGGCAATCTTTAATTAAATCGCCTTCTTGAATAATGCTCCCTAAAACACTTTGTTCAGCTTCTACGTTACGAATCATATCGTTACTCATTGAACCAACCACGCATTCTGTTTGTTAAGTGCTGCAAGTTCTTCTTCTGTTGGGATGTTCTGTTCCCATGATTCTTGCTGCTGTATTACGTTCTTAGTAGATTCTGATAAGCCTTTTTGTTGATAGGGTGCTTGCTGTTGTACTTTTGCTAATCGTTGAGCACGAAATGCTTGATCAGCCGCTTCAACATCTGCTACTGTTTTCAATCCTTTAAGATGCCAATCTCGTAAAATCGTATTTACGTAAGACATGTTTCTCGTATTTTTCTCTAAAGCAATCTCCATAGCTTTTACAACGAGCTCTGCGTTTAAATCATCTATCCAAGCGTGAATACCATCTGCGATAAAAGGTGTAATGAATCCAAAATTTTGTTCGTAAAAAGAAATTGGATTAACCTCAACAATTTCTTCCGCGCCTGCGCGTTCTTCTTGTTGTTGTTCTTTTTCTTTTTCTTCTTCTTTTTCTTCTTCCTTGCTAGGGTCTTGGAAGCCCCTTATAAGCCCCTCCAAACGGACTGATAAATACTCCTTAATACGAGGGATTTTAAAATCTTGCTCTCGTTCTAATTGCAAACAAGTTTCATAAAAATCAACTAAGAAATCATGATCCTTAACAGATTGAATTTCTTTTAAAACGCACTTTTCAATGTTTACATTTTTAATCGGATTGAATTTCAACCAATTGATTAAGAACAACTCTTTTGTTTTTTGGTTGTAATTAATTTTTCCGTACTCAGCAAAGCGTTCTAATAGTTTCATAACAGTTTCGCGGTTATACCCTGTATCAGTTTCAATGATACGAAGTGGAAGCTCATAGATTCCTGATTGAGACGTCTTACTGTTTGTCATCAAATATAAGTAGAAATATTTTTCCTCCGGTGTAAGATCTAAAACAAATGAATCCTGCCAAAATGAAACATGTACTGGTCTATAAACTGCCATATTATTCATCCTCCCGTTTACATATCGCGAATCCGTCCTCTACACGTAATAAGCGATAATTCTTGTATCCTGTTTTGAGATATTGTTTTACTAAGTAAATTAGGTGCTGCTCTGATGTATCTTGCTGAAATATGTTAGAATTCAGCAACACTCTATGTAATGATTTATCTAAAAGCATGCAACACACTCCATTGTTATACGAATGCTAATTTGATATAATTAATCCTAAGATTTTTTGCAAAACCATTTATCTATCACTCTGCCAAGTGATAGATTTTTTATTTTCTACGTGTTACTAATGAGGCGTTTACTCCTCTTGCTCTTAAATCTTTAATCACTACACGATAACTCATCGATGCCTCATGTTCTTCTTTGGTATCCCGAAGCATTTTAAATTCTTTCATACATCGTTTCAGTTCTTCTTCCCAGTAATTTGATTCTTCAGCTGAATTTGCAGTAAACATGTTTTGAATACATGCAACCATGCAGTTATGAAGTTTATTTGCGAATGAAAAATCTCCTGGAAGAACTAGATCATGAAGAGAATCATTTTTATATGTCATGAATTACATCTCCTTTTTATTTAAGTTGATGCTGTAAGCATCGTTACAACCAGAAAGGCTTATTGTAGGGGTATGGGAGGAACAATCCCTTTCTGGTCATAACGACAAGCACAGTGCTTGTCCAAACGATTTATAAAATGTTATAATTGCTTTACGATATTTTTCTGAGCTACTGTTGTCTAGGCGGTAGCTTTTTCTTTTGCCCATTTATGTTTTAAAGTGAATGATGCTTCAATAATTTTGATTCGAATTCCCACTAACTTCTTCTCTTGCTTTAACTCACTGAACTTCTCATCATCACCAAATGTTTTAGCTATTTTGATTTCACCAGTTAGCTTTGCATCATAACGAATTAGTTCCTTGTACTCTCCTAAGCTTGGATTCTTGTAATCTACTGTCATTTAGGTTTCCTCCCCTACAGAACTTTTGTTAAAGTCATTAAGCTATCTACCGATTGAACAATAACGTTTTCCGACATAGCCTTTTGTAACCAACTTCTTTGTATTTGCTCCATAATGCCAAAATGTGCTTGTTCCAAAGCTTGTACTACACATTGAGTTGCTTGAATTGTATCGAAGATTTCTTTTGCATGAACTGTGTATTCATGGTTCTTCTTTTCATCAAGCTTCCATGCCCTTGTTGTAACTTGTAAGTTCATGATTTCCTTTGCTGCCGCAATCCCCTCTTCAGCTTGTTTAATGTAGTTCATCAATTGTAAATTCACATCTTGAGTTAAACGTGGATCTGTAGGTGGTAACCCAACACCATAAATATGTTTAATCGCTTGTTGATTCAACTTTGCTCCTGTTGCATGACACCAATCCATCGCAAGTTCAAATTCTGGTTTAGAAAGTCCAGATTCAATACGAGTTAAGCGTTCATGTGTAATGCCAAGGTACTTAGATAGTCCTTTCTTCGTTTTCAGCTGAACATTATCACAACACTCTCTAGCATTCTGTAATAATTCCCCTATTGCTGAATTGCAGTATATGCTTGTTCCCATATCTGTTCGCCTCCATATTTAATTTTCAAATGGTTACAATGAATTTAGTACATATGTAACTTGTCTATTTTTCATGTAAAAAGAGAGGAACTATTCCTCAATGTTTTCTTTCACTTGCATTTCTTTGATGATGGCCCAACCAGCCTTGTAATATGCTTGAAGAAGTTTATCAATATCCTTTTGCGATTTTGGCTCAGGAGCCACAACATGGACTTTCGTTTTTCCAAATTCATAAGTCGCTGCATATTCTTCTTGTTGGCTCATGGTGTCACCTCTTGAAGTGCTTTTTACATGTTTATGCGACGAATCTGTTGGTACTGCCATGTTAGTTGAGGGCATTTTCTCACCTGCTTTCTATCCCTTAATATAAGTGCGTTTTTCGCACTATTTATTTAAAAATTTTTTCTACGGCGCTTTCTAATACATTTGCAATTCTTAGAGCTACATCTAAAGATGGCTTATATTTGCCATTTTCTAAATTTGATAGATAAGCTCTTGTTATTCCAACCTTTTGCGCTAATTCTTCTTGAGTTATCCCTTGTTCTTTTCTTAAATTTGTAATCTTATTCAATTTTTCACCGCCTTTACGTGCGTTTTCCGCACCTTATAAACACATAATAAGTTCTAAAAACGCACATGTCAATGTTTTCGTGCGTTTTCCGCACTGTTTTTTTTACGAACATATCATGTTAAAATTCTACCTATAAAGGAGGGATTAATTTGTCATTTTCTGCAAAACTAAAAGAACTTAGAGAATCTAAAGGACTTTCACAAGAAGAGTTAGCTGCTAAACTAAACATCCCTCGTTCTTCTATCACACATTATGAAAATAGCGAAGATCGTTTACCAAGAAAATCACGTTTACTTGAAATCGCAAACTTTTTTGGCGTTTCTGTAGATTTTCTGCTTAATGAGGACTCTGTCCTTACAAAGACAAAAGAGATAGATCGCAATTTAGAAAAAATACTTAACGATCCTGAACTTGGGCTTTGGTTTAAAGACATCAAAGACGCGTCTCCTGATAAACAGGAAGAACTAAGACAATTTTGGGAGTTTATTAAAAATAAAGAAAAAAATCGTAAACCTGAGGATAAGCAATAATAATACACATAAATCCATTTTCTGATTAATCTACATTTAAATATTATCTATTATCTAGAGCCCCTTCACGGGCTTTTATTTTTATAGTAAAATGAGAACACAAGTTCGATATTAAGGTTATGGAGTGAAATTATATGCATAAAACACAGCCCTACTACACAACACAAATTGAAGATTATATTGAGAACCTTTTGCATTCCTTATCTATTTTTGTTCCAGAACAACTTGATATGAGATTGATTGCTCAAAAGCTAAACATTTGGCTACATTTTGCTCCGTTCGGAAGTCGTTCTATTTGTAGAAATGATTTACCAAGCATTATTATTGATAATCGAAACACAGCTTTTCAGCAATGGGAGGACTTTAGTCATGAACTTTGTCATGTTCTATTCCATGTAGGAAATCAACTAAACATGCCGAAATTATTTTTAGAATATCAAGAAGCAAAAGCGAACAAATTCATGTTGCACTTTTGCATTCCAACTTTTATGTTAAGGACCCTAGAATTCCCCGAAACAAGAAAGGAATCGATACACCTCATCGCAAAAACTTTCAATGTTTCATTTCAAGTCGCAAATCAACGCCTATTACATTATGAAAATCAATTATTAGCTGCTCATTTACAAACTATTTTTCTGCGAACATGCTTAATTACATAATAAAAAACATACATATCATTTAGCTTGTTTTATGTAAAATACTTCGAATTTTTTATAATTTATTCAAATTAATTTTTATATAATGGTTATTAATAAGAGGAGGAATTACTATGAAAACCGCAATCTATCTACGTAAGTCCCGTGCCGATCTCGAAGCCGAAGCACGTGGCGAAGGCGAAACTTTAGCAAAACACCGCTCTACCCTGTTGAAAATTGCCAAGGAAATGAACTTAAATATTTTAGCTGTCCGTGAGGAAATTGTTTCTGGTGAGAGCTTAGTGAAACGCCCTGAAATGTTGGCGCTACTTGAAGAAATTGAAGATAACAAATATGATGCTGTTCTTTGCATGGATATGGACCGTTTAGGTCGTGGTGGTATGAAAGAGCAAGGAATCATTTTAGAGACGTTTAAACGCTCGAATACGAAGATTATGACACCAAGGAAGACTTATGACCTTAATGATGAATGGGATGAAGAATACAGCGAATTTGAAGCATTTATGGCACGTAAGGAGTTAAAGATTATTACACGCCGTATGCAACGTGGTCGTATTGCAAGTGTAGAGGCTGGGAATTACCTTGGTACACATGCACCATTCGGATATGATATCCATCGTTTAAATAAGCGAGAGCGCACTTTAACAATTAATTCAGAAGAGGCTTCTATTGTTAGAATGATATTTGATTGGTATGTAAATGAGGATATGGGGGCTAGCGCAATCAGAAGTAAGTTAAATGATCTTGGCTACAAAAGTAAGCTAGGCAATGAATGGAATCCTTATAGCATCTTGGATATATTAAAGAACAATGTGTACATCGGAAAAGTAACGTGGCAAAAACGAAAAGAAGTAAAACGTCCTGACGCTGTAAAAAGAAGTTGCGCACGTCAAGATAAATCAGATTGGATTATTGCTGATGGCAAACATGAGCCAATCATACCGGAAAGTTTGTTTGAGCAAGTACAAGATAAATTAAACTCAAGATATCACGTTCCTTACAATACGAACGGAATTAAAAATCCTCTAGCTGGCATTATTAAATGTAGTAAATGTGGTTATAGTATGGTCCAACGTTATCCGAAAAACCGAAAGGAAACTATGGATTGTAAACACCGTGGCTGCGAAAACAAATCCAGCTATACTGAATTAATTGAGAAGCGTTTACTCGAGGCGTTAAAAGAATGGTATATCAATTATAAAGCTGATTTTGAAAAACATAAGCAAGGTGACAAATTAAAAGAAACACAAGTTATTCAAATGAATGAAGCTGCATTACGAAAGCTTGAGAAAGAATTAGTGGATGTCCAAAAACAAAAAAATAATTTACACGATTTATTAGAGCGTGGCGTTTATACCGTAGATATGTTTTTAGAACGTTCAAAAGTTATTTCCGACCGTATCAATGAAATTACTTCCACGATGGAAAACTTAAAGAAAGAAATTAAAACAGAAATTAAGAAGGAAAAAGTGAAGAAAGATACAATACCTCAAGTAGAGCATGTTCTTGATCTGTACTTTAAAACAGATGATCCAAAAAAGAAAAACAGCCTCCTAAAGTCGGTTTTAGAAAAGGCTGTTTATAAGAAAGAAAAGTGGCAAAGGCTCGATGATTTCGAACTTGTGCTTTACCCGAAGCTCCCTCAAGATGGCGACATATAA